GCTCACGTCACGGTGACAGTACTGTCGCTCTACTTAACAGTCAACCGGAAACAATGGTTAGTTATGACCTTTTTAAATCTGAATTTATTGATGAAATTAAATTAAAGAATTATAAGTTTATAACAGATGATTCCCTTAAAATTAGTATTGAAAAAACTGATTTACTTTTTATAGATACCCTTCATAGATATTTTCAATTATATAATGAATTAGGTTTACATGCTAAAAATGTACGTAAGTATATTATTTTACATGATACTGAAACGTACGGTTATTCAGATGAGCCTTTATATGCCCCGCATATAGCTGTAAAAATGAGTGATAAGGTAATTGCTACTAAAAAGAAAGGTCTTAAACAAGCTGTAAATGATTTTCTACATGAAACAAAAGAAGGTAAAAACTGGGCTGTTCATGAGGAATTTAAAAACAATAATGGCCTCACAATTCTATCGAGAATTTAAATGAGAATAACTAGTTGATAAGTTATTATTAATACGCTATAATAAGAATATATGATTATTAAAGATATTCAAGTTTACGACGGCCCTCTCATTCATAAGAGATTCGCATACGATTATTTCCGTAATAAAGTATTACCTACTGGTAATATAATTGCTTTTAGATGTCCGATGGATGTGAGCATTGATGGTATGATTGACCAAGAAGATGTGCTGCAGGGAGATTATATATATAGTGATGATGCAGTTAACTTCTGTTGGGAGATTCCAAACTTAGATAGGTTTGGAGCCGTAGCGTTTCAGCGCTTACTCAACACTCAGATTGCTAGTATACTATCTGGTTTAACCAATAAGCCGATTGAGGTAGATGGAGACGACCTCATGGTTCATGATGAATTTGAAGGAAATGACGGTAAGCTACAAGCTGTTGGTAAGTGTAGTGTTAGTATTACATACTCAAAAGATAATGTAGCTATTGGGCATACGGGTATTAATATTAATGCTGGTAGTAAAGCTCCTGCATTTGCTTATAGTACTAAACTTAATGAGGAGCAGACTCAAGAGTTTATGACTAGGGTTATTGATACCTTTTACGGTATGGTAGATGATATCTTCATCGCTACTACTAAGATTAATCTATAATGACTATTTTTCAGTATCTAAATAGCTTACTCTATAGTAAGAAGGTAATAGATATGAACTGCGACGATGAGTCGCAGTTCAACCTGTTTATGGTCAATCGATGGGCTAGTATGTACTCACCTGAGATGGCTAATTATATTAACGAGTCGAGTAATAGGTATTGGAGCTTGTTTGATGATAAGCAGAATCAATATAACTATCTATATAACCTATTGCCTCGTTTGAGATTTAAAAAGATTAGCTATCTCAAGAAGATTAAAAAGGATAAAGTGAAGAAGGAAGAAGAGCCAATCCTACCTGAGTTTATATCTAAGAGGGAGTACAAACATAATGTTGACTTACAGAAAGTGCTTTATAAATAGTCTATATGGCTGAAGCATCTATTGACAACCTAGCAACAAAAAGAAGTCTAATTGATCTGAGCTCTCATAGCGATGGAGACTTCGATTTAAGTAAAGAGTTTATTTTATCGTTTGTATATGACGATATTATTTTAGTTGAGTATATTGATGAAGCACCGGATGCTTCCGGTGATAATATTATGAGAGATGGTATTTATATACCCACTAATACTCTCACAAAAACGTGGCGTAAAGCTAAGGTCATTCTGGCTGGCCCGGAATGTAAATATACAAAAGCAGGTGACATCGTTATGTTTCCTAATGATAAAGGAGCGTCAGTTGCAAATATTCAGATCGCTGATTATGGTACAATAAACAAGGGTATGTTTTTGAATGAGCAAAGATTGTTCGGTATTTGCAAGAGACGAGAAGATATAGAAGACGGTAATGCCAAAAGTTAGCCGTCAGAGTTTATTGCAGTTATTAGATAATAATGTCTGTGAAATAACATTTATCAAGCGTACAACAGGTGAAGTGCGTACGATGCTCTGCACGAATGATCAGACTATTTTAAATAGTGTAAACGGTCGTACCACATTAAACTATAAACCACCTTCTAGGCTGCCTGAGTATGCACCAGGGCCAAAGAACCTAGTATTAACTTGGGACGTCTTCATGCAAGATTGGCGAATGGTTAACATGGATACTTGTAACCTTATTAAGAGTATACCACGTGATGAGTTCTGGGAGTATTTTAACACTAGTGTTTATACTATGACGACAGAACAGAAACAACAATTTATGGGTAAATGAGACAGGTAGCAGCTATAGAGACCCAATTGAATGACTTCCTGCTAAGGGACGTAGTATTTCTCCTGAGTAATGGAAAGACCCTTAAAAAAGGTAAATTAATTTTATTTAAGTTTAAGGAATTTCATTTTGTATTTACGCTAAGGAATCATAAAGATGAAACACGCGTGTATGAAATACCCTACCCGTATAACTGGGAACGGCAAGACGCTGGTAATTTAAAGTTCTCATATGACCTAGCGGAGCTCGCTGGTACTAGTAAGACCCTATTTTACCGTATAAAGGTACTTGACAAATCTAATTGTAATAAATTTTACGATTCAAGCCTTGTTTTATCTGTTGTGTAGCTTATACTGGTTACATGGTAGGTAAACTTTTAAATAACTTTCCTCAGGGATATACCCCGAGTAGTCAACAAGATAAGATAATTAGAAAAATTGACGGAGCATTTAGCTCTGGAAATAAATTCGTTATATGTTGTGCGCCTACCGGAAGTGGTAAGAGCTTTATATCAAAAACTCTCGCGAATGCTTCAACTCCTTTTACTGATAACTTTACTGAGTTGGTTAATACATATGCAGCCTTTAAGATGGATTCTAACGGTAATTATGCGCATGCGAGCGAATGCAAAAATGACCTACCTGCCGGCGCGTTTGCATTAACTATTACAAAGGCTCTGCAAGACCAATACCAGGATTTATTCGAAGATACAGCTGTACTGAAAGGTAAGGCGAACTATAGAAGTACTATTGACGAGAATATTGATGTCGAGCAAGAGTCTGTAGTAATGCCGAAGAAGATTCTAGATGCTCATAGACAGGCTAATAAATGTGACTATCATAATGACCGTAATGCTGCTCTTACTAGTAAGTTCACGGCTTTAAACTATAAGATGTTCTTAGCGTTGCCCGATCATGTCAAGTATAAGAACTACATTATATGTGACGAGGCATCTGAGTTAGAAGATGAAATCATAAAGCAATTTTCTGTAGCGATTGATATTCAAAGATTGCAGAAACTTAAAGTTAAGATCTTCCCGCTCGCATCTACTAAAAATACTGCTGTTAAAAAGTGGTTAAATGAAGTACAGTCAACCATTATTGAGCATATTAACATATTGACTGATGGTATTAAATTAGGCCTCTCAAATAACGAGTTATCTAAGTTAAAATATCTTAGGAGCTTGCATAGTACTTTAGTATTGATTAGTGATACCTGGCAGCAGTGCGAGTATATTGTACAGGTAGAGGATAAGTTTAATATCAGACTTACTCCGCTCAAAGTTGATACCCTCTCGAGCTATATCTTCAAGTATGCTGAGAAAGTTTTATTGATGTCAGCTACAGTTATTGATCATAAGAACTTAGCTAAGACTCTAGGTATTAAGGAATATAAATATGTCGAGTCTGGTAGCTCATTCGACCCAGCTAAAGCACCTATATACATATCTAGATCTAATCGGCTTAATCATGCTAACCTACAAAAAGCTCTACCATCGATTGTAGAGCAGATAAAGGAGATTTGTAAGAATCATAGCGGTGATAAAGGTATTATACATACACATACAAATTACATTACCGGGTACCTTCAAAGAGGTTTGAGTGATTCGAGGTTTCTTTACCGAGATGGTATGACCCGTAATGAAGAGATCTTAGAAGAGCATACAGCGTCAGATCAACCAACAGTATTAGTAAGTCCATCCTTAGGACTAGGAGTCGATCTTAAGGGAGACCTAGCACGTTTTCAGATTATTATTAAAGCTGCGTACCTACCACTCGGGGATGATAGAGTAAAAAAGATGTTTGAGCAGGATAAGCAATGGTATGCTAATAAGATGCTTTCAAACTTTATACAACAATGCGGTAGAGGTATACGTAATCAGGATGATCATTGCGTTACGTATGTTCTCGACGCTAATATATATGATGCGGTTATACGTAATAAATCAAAACTACCCAAGTACTTCCTAGATAGATTCGTATAACCGGCTGTATTTGTATAAATATTTGTCGATGGAGACATTTAAACAATACTACTACCTCGATGAAAATTTAAAGAGTGCAATCGCTGCTGGTGCACTAGGCCTAGCTTCGCTTGCTGGCGGTACAACAGCAGACGCGTCTGGTATTACGTTCTCCTCCCCCTCTAAAGCTGCTCTAAAGGTATCTCCATCACCTATATATAATCCTAGTTTTATTCAGGAAGTAAAGAGCGCCGAAAATTCCGTAATGTCTGGTTGGAAAAAAAATAAATTCTACCCTTACTCGAGCGCAGAGGGCGGCACAAATACAATAGGGTACGGCCATAAACTCACTAGTAACGAGGTCAGGTCTGGTAAGTTCACGCCTGGATTAACCGAAGCACAGGCCACTGCTCTACTTTTAAAAGATCTTCGCCACTCTGAGGGTAGGTTGAAGAAGCATTTAAGAGATAAATTTAAAGTAGACTATAATCAACTAGGTGTCGATCAAAAACAAATACTGCTCGATTTCACTT